GCCGCAGCCAGACCGGTGCGGACACGACGCAGCAGAGCTTTGCCGAACTCGCCCTTCGAGTCAGTCCGGTGGACACTCGGGTCAATACCCAGGCGCTCGGCCTCGGCAATCAGCTGCTCCGGGGAGTCAATCGGCTTCGGCTGGGTGCGCTCGGCAGCAGTGACGGGCTCGCGTTCGAACACCTCCTGCTGCTTACGGCGCCGTACCTGGCCGGGCAGGAGCTCTGCTTCCACCGCAGCGGCACGCTCGGTGACAGCAGCGTCGGCGGTCGTGATCGAGGTCGTGGCGTTCGGGAACTTCTGCTCCTGTGCCGCCCGCACCTCCTCCGCGATACTGGCACCTACGATCTGGTTGCGCAGGACAGCGCCGTTCTGGTCAACCGTCTCGACGACTACAGCACCTTGCGGGTCAGCCAGCGCCTCGTCCTTGGTCTGCGCATAGCCATTGACCCTGGCAATGTCGGCTTGGGTCGGCTCGTCAGAGAGCGAATCCAGCAACTCCTGGTCGCCAACCGCCACGCTGCCGTCGGTGAGTTCGCGAAAAGGCTTGCCGACCTCTGTCGCCGCCTGCTTGCCCTGCTCAGCATTCTCGCGGGTGTACCAGTTACCCTCGCCCGCCGGAGTATTCAGCACCTGGGCGGTGATGTCGCGCAGGGGTTCAGCCGCAGTGTCCTGCAGCCCATCATTCGCGCCCGGTACCGCCGGCGTCTGGCTGCCGACCAATCGGGTAACCACCTGCCCGGCAGCCGTCGCAGTACCGCCACCGATACCGCCCTTGAGCATGGCGTCGACCACACCCGTCCAGTTGATTTCGTGCTCTGGCTTGTGCCCTTGGATGGCCAGCTCGTCCATGAGGGTCTGTGCGCCCTCGGTCACGGACTCGGCGCTGAACGCGGTGAGCGTGGCGCCGGCTGAGCTTTTCAGCCAGTCGCCGATCTTGAGCGCGTCGCCGGCGTCAGCTTTGTTGAACCCCTTGAACGCTTGGCGCAGGGTGACGTCCAAACCGGCATAGTCCAGTGCGGCCTTACCGGCGCCGATCAGCAGTGCCTCACCCGGGGCCTCGATACCCTCGGCGGCGAACTGGTTCTGCGTCTCACCGGTGTTCTGCATGTAGGCCGAGGCGAAGGCACCAGCTTTGGCGCCCGGGGCGAAGGCCTCCCAGCCATGCGTGGCCAGCTTGCGCGGCGCTGCGGTAGCCATCGAACCACCGGTCTTGCGCAACAGCGCCTTGGCCCCGCCGGCCAGCAGCTGCTTGGCCGCGACGGTACCGCCGCCAGTTGCGATGCCGGCGGCCACGTCGGTGAGCATCTGCGGAGCGAACTCGCCCACAGCCTCAAGCGCGTAGATCCCGGCGTCGGCAAGGCCGTCGATGTCCTCGTAAGACTCGACCTTGGCCGGGTTGCGCATGGCCTCGATGACGTTGGCCGCTACGCCCTCCTGCCCCCACTCGGAAAGCACGTCGACCCCGGCCACTTGCCCCAGTGCATCGGCGAAGCCATAGAAGGTGCCCTGCATGTTGTCCACGCCGCGGGCAAAGGCGGCATCGACGTACTCGTAGCCATCGCTGTTGGTAGGGTCAGAGCGGCGTTGCAGCGCGTCAAGCCCGGCGGTCAGAGAGCCGTCACGCAGCCCACCCATCAGGCGGTCAAGCCGCTCGATACGTGCGTCTTCGGTCAGCTGCATGAACTTCGGATCGTTCGCCAGGACGCCGCCGGTATCGCCGGTCATCGCCCGGGCGCCCGACAGATACTCGTTCAAGTTCGTGGCGCCACCGAGGCGGGACGGCAAGCCAGTGGCCAGCCCTGCGCCGAGCATTTCTGCTTCCAGAGTCGGGCCGCCGTCCGGGGCCTCCATCGCCACGAGCTGGCGGCCGAAAGTCTCGCGGTCAGTGACCTGGCGCGGGGTAAAACCAAGCTCCGTGGCACGCTCGGCGGCGCCGAGAGCGTGGCTCCAGCCCGGCTGATTGGATTTCTTTTCCGGGGCATCCCCGCCATAGAGTCGGCGGCGCTCGTCGCCTTCGTAGAAAGTGTCGCCGTCGTACCAGTTGTCGATTGCCATAAAAAAGCCCCGGGTGTCAGTGGTCTGATTTTACCACTGGGCCGGGGCCTTTATCAGCAGTGCTGTTATCTGCCAGCAGCAGCGAGGCTCTCTTTCGCCGAGCCGCCGGCGGCCTGCTTGAGTGCATAGGCATGCACCTGATCGTCAGACCACCCGTTGCCCTTGTTCATGGCCACGTCGTCCACGACCTTGACGTACTCCTCCAGGTCGACGCCTTGGCGAGCGGCATCAATGAAGCGGATCATCCCGGTCTTCTGACCCCTCTCAGCCATAAACTGGGTGTACGCCGTCAGCGCAGCGTTCACGCTGCGGTCAGTGCGCGCCAGCCGCTGAATCTCGGGCGGCAGGTTGTCCAGCTGCGCCTGCAGATCAGCTTTGCTGACTGGGGTAGTCGTCTCGGTGACGCCGTCGTCGTTCTTGAACTTCTTCGTCGGGATCGCCACGTTCTTGAGGATGTTGTCGCGCTCAGTACCCCAGGCCTTCCACTCCTCCGCGGCCAGCTTCGGCGCATCGGCAATAGCCGTCTGGCGCTGCTTGAGGAAACCGGCACCGCCGAGCGTAGCGCGTTGGCGGTCAAGGCCTGCGAACTGGGCATCCAGCTCGCGCTTGCCATAGCCCTCATGCGCGCCGCGAAGCGAAGTGCGGTAGTTCAGCTCCTCTTGCGCGGCTTTAACCTCCTGCTGGGCCGCGGTCAGCTTCTGATCGCGCTCGCTTACCGCCGGCTCAATGCCGTATTGACCAGCAAGGCTGGCAGCAAGGCGGGCGAAACCAGGCTGCTCCTGCTTCGGGAGCTCCTCAGCATTCTGCAGGCCTTGCTGGGCCGCGGCTAGTCGAGCCTCGGAGGCTTTGATGCCCGCAGCGTCGCCGCCGCCGGAACGGATGCGCGACTCCACGACGTGCTGATTCTCACGGGCCAACCGCTCCTGCTCCATGCGCTGCAGGTTGTTGGCTTGAATCTCAGAGACGAGATTCGGGCTCACCAACATGAACGCGGCCTCGTCGAAACCCATTACGGGGACGTCTGTATCGTTCGCTGAGCCGTTCTCGGTGGCAGGCGCCCACCCCTCGATGGGCTTACCTTCCATGTCCGTCCCCGCCACAGCGGCGGCGAAGCCATTGGGCGTGGCGACCCCTCGCGCACCGGTGTAGTTGCCACGGCCATACCGCGCGGGGTTCTGATACGCCAAGAGGCGCCCCATGGCCTCGTCCAGCCCCTTAGCCTTGAGACGCCGGTTCAGTTCGGCGATGTCGGTGGTAATTTGACCGGTCTTTGGGTCGATCATTTCCGCCGCGAGAACCAACCGGGTACGCTCCATTTCCTCCTTGAGTTTCCCGTCCGGATAAGTGTCCTCACTGATCTTGATGCGCCGGCTGTCCAGCGCATTGCGGGCCTGGGCCTCATGCGCCAGGCGCTTTTGCTCCGAGTCGAACTGCCGCTGGTTCTCCTTGAAAGTGCGGTCGGCCTGCGCGTCCTCTACGCGAAAACGCTCTTGTTTCTGCGCCTGCTCCGACTCATAGCGCGTGTCCTCGATCGCATCACGCGACAGGCGATAGGCCTCATTACGCTTGAGGCGCTCCTCCTCGCGCATGGTCTTGTACATATCGAGGCCGGTGGCCGCGCCGTTGTTGAGTCCCTGCAGGACTGCGCCGAGAGTGTCAACCATTGGGGGCTCCTTAGAACGCCATCATCGCCATCATCCCGAGCGAGGCGGCGGCGCTGTAAGTCTGCGCCTTCTGCTGGGACTGCTGTTGTTTGTATGCCGCCTTGTTGGCCGCATCGGCACTGGTGCGAGCGCCTTCGAGCTGGGACGCCGAGCCGAAGTTGCCGAGAGCCTGCTGCCGCAGCTGCTGGCCGACGTTCATCAGGCCCGCAAGCGTCTGCTTCTGTCGGTCGCGATCGCCGAGGTACGCCGTGTTGCCGGCCGTCAGGGTATTGAGCGTGCCACCCAGCGCCTGCTGACGGGCCTCACCAGCCGCCTGGGTCGGGGTCACATCGGCGCCGTAACGCTCACGCATGCGGGCCAGCGACGCGCGGGAGCGCACCGCGTCCTGCTGCGCCGTATCCATCGACTGACCGACCGTCGACTCCTTGAGGGAGTCGATGGTGGTCTGCTCCAGCGGGCGGAAGTCCTGAATGTAACGGTCGAACTCGTCCCGGCTGATTCGTGCCAGCTGGTCGGCAAGAGGGGTACGTCCGCCCGTCACCGAGCCGCCGCTGCTGGTGCTTTTCGCGGAGGAGAGAAATTTCTGCCCCGGCTTCCCGCCCGTACCTGTGGCGCTCAACTGCGCGGAGCCCCACAGCCCGCGGGGGGTGCGTTCGGGGCTACGATATCTGTCGGCGACCGTAATAGAGGCTGCATCCGCGATAGGTGTCTGGCTCATGGTCAGTACCCGTTGATCATCTTGTTGCGCTGCTGGAAAGTCTGCGTGTAGCGCGGCGTGCTCTGGTATGCCTTACCAGCCTCGGCCATCGACATGGCTTTGGGCGCGTCGCGCATCTGTAGCAGCTTGTTCGTGCCGTAGGTTGCGCCCACCGACGCCAGACCGCCGATCAGCGCCGCGCGCTCGCCCGCTTTGGCCTGCTGCTCAGCCATCTTGTCGCGCACGGACTGGATAGCCGCCTCGGTCTGGATCTGCCCGGCCTGACTCAGTGATTTGGTCGCGTCCGCCGTGGCGCCAAGGCCCACACCCAAGGCATCCAGCCGGGACTGATCGCGTTCAGCAAGCCCCTGCTGCTGGCCGCCCACCCGCGCCTGCGTGATCGCGCCGGCCAAACCGGAGGTGTCCATACCGCCGCCGGTCATCGCTGTGGCTCGCAGCGTCTCGGTTGCCTCGCGCATGCCTGCGGAACCGGCTTGCCCGGCCAAACGCCCCGAGAAGTCCTGACTCGCTTCGCTGACCATGCGCTGAGCCAGCGGGACGTAGGTCGACTTGTAGTAGTCGTACTGGTCCTTGGCCAACTGGGCCTGGATCTTTTCGCCCTTGGACACCGGCGTCGGTGCCGGCTTATCACCGCCTCCACCGCTCATTAGATACCCCCGTACTTCACAACCCGGATCACCGGGGCTTGTTGCGAGTCCGCCTGACGTTGAGCCTGCAGCATCTGACCGTTGGCCATCGCCTGATAGTTCATTGCCCCCTGCGGGTCACTCCACGGCACGTTGCGCATCATCAGCAGCTTGGCCAGCGCGCCGTACAGGATGCCGTCGCGGTGCTGATCGAACAGCTCGTCGGGCAGCTCCTCCAGCGAGCGCAGCGGCAGCAGTGCGACGTTGGCCTCCACACCGTCGAGGATGTAGCTCTGGTCGGGCACCGAGTCCAGATGGACCACCCGGGTGATACCGTTGATCGCATACCCGGTCGGCCGGGCAGTCACGTCGCGCAGATTGCGCGGGGAGACAGCCTGCAGCACCTTGCCGGCGAGCTTGGCCCAGTACACGCGCAGCACCGCGGTACCCGTCGGCAGGTCCAGCTCAACGACGCGGTCGCCGGCCGTCACCGAGGCGGGCTCCGTGGTGAAGCGCCACGCCTTGGACTCGCGGTAGAACTCGACCATGGCCGTGCGCAGGTGGCGCACGATCAGCGGCTCAGGGCAGCCCTGCGCCTCGATCATGGCCTCGGGGAGAAGCTCCTCGACGTAGTTCATTCTTGAACGCCCCCTTGGGTGGTGCTCGACGCCCCCACGGCGGCGGTAAAGGCCGCATAGTGCTTGGCCGATCGCTCAGCGTTGCCCGGGTGGTCGCTGTCCTTGTCAAAGGCGCGATAGAGCATGTAGTCGAGCAGTGCGTTGTTGAAGACGTCGCGCACCCCGGTGGCGGTGTCCACAGACGTCGCGGTGCCGGGCTCGAAACAGGCCAGCAGCTCCACCTGCCCCGTGCCGTCGTTGGCCGGGAACACGCTGAACGCCAGTGGCTCGTTGTCGTCGTAGCAGTAGTGGCGCACCTCGGCGGCCTCGGGGAACACCTCGGTGTCCTCCCAGCCAGGGTGCATCGCGTCAAGGATGCGGCGCTCGACCTGAGTGACCACGCGGCCCGCAACGCGCGGGCTGGTGGAGCGCAGGTTGGCCACTACACGCAGGAGCAGGAAAGCCCCTGCTGGCAGCTGCTGGAGAGTGCCCGTCTCTAGCACGATGGCTGCACGGCGGGCGAACTCGGTAGGCCGGTAGACGGACAGCTCGCGCCGCCCGTCGTTGAACCAGCCCAGCAGCTCAGCCTCGTTCCAGCGGGTGCCGTTCGCGTCCTGCAGAATAGTCTGGGCGCGTTGGACAAGCCCACGGATCGAGGTCGCCATGGATTACTCCTGCGGGCGGGCTTTCACTACTTCCCAAGCGGCGTCGCGCTGGGCGTCAGTCACAGCTTTGCCGGCGATAGCACGGATGGCTGCCAGCTTTGGCTCACCGTCGGCGGTAAACGCCTTGGGGTCGCCTTTTTCGATCAGGGCGTCGATGGCCGCCACGACATCAGCCAGGGCCGGGCCTTCCTCTGCAACCGGTGCCGGGGCCTCGCCCTCCTCGGACACGCCGCGAGTCAGGGCCACCGGGATAAGCTCCGGGTGCAGCTCGGTCGGGATGCCCGCTTCCATCCGCACTGCGATGCCGATGGCGTTGGAAATCATTTGGGTAACGGGGGAAACGAAACGCTTGGTCATGTTCTTGTCCTTGTTAGGTCAAAAAAGGGTGGCCCGAAGGCCACCCAACCCACTCCCAATCAGCTCAGGACCGACAGGCCGGTGTCGAGGGTGATGACACCGAAGTCTTCCTTGGTCGCGTAGCTGGACAGGTTGCCCTTGAACTGCGGCTTCAAGAAGCCGGCCATCTTGGCAACCGAGATACCCAGCTGGTTCTCGTAGTCGAAGGTGTCTTCGACCCACTCGGCAGTGCCGATGTCGGCCATACCCAGCGCCTGGGCACCGCACAGCAGCGCACGCTGACCGTGGGTGTTACCGGAGGCGCCGAACTTCTGGCCGGCAGCTGCGCCAGAGGTGTCGTAGACGTGGCGGTACTCGTGGACGATCATGCCGTCGACCATCACGCTGGAGGCGCCGCTGAACAGGCTGTTGGACTCGCCGCGAACGCCCGCATGGCGGATGTTGGCGATGAAATCCGGGTCCAGACGCAGGTCGGCCATGCCCATCGGGGTCACGAACACGTGGTAAATCTCGTTGCCACCGCTGCCCTTAATCGGACGGATGTAGCTGTCCTTGGCGGCGGCTTTCAGCTGCACCAGCGACTTGTAGGTCATGGTGACCAGCGAGCCTTCGGCGGCCGAGTTACCGGTACCGCGGGTCAGACCTGCCGATTTCAGGTGGAAGCAGCGGTTGGCGGTCGGGGCCGGGGACGCCTCGGCGAACTCCAGGTCGGAGAAGTTCTTACCGGCAGCCAGTACCGGGCGCAGCGCACCGTTGGTCTGGCGGGTGTACGGCATCGAGGACAGGGTCAGGAAGGCCAGCTGGTCCAGACGGTCAGCGATCCAGTAGCCCAGGGCGTCCTTGGAGGCGTTTCGGAAGTTCACGATAGACTTCTGATCAGCCATGCGACCTTCGATACGGTTCGCGTGACGCAGCTGGTCGAACAGGATGACCGCCTCGTAGCTGTTCAGCGCTTCTTCGCTGTCCTCCAGCTTGGTGTCGCCCACAACACCGTCGCCGAGCAGGTCGGCCAACAGGGTGATAACGGCGCGGGTGCCCTTCTTGGACTTGGTGAGCTCGGTGACCTGCTGGATCATCGAGTTCGGGCCGGTGCCCAGGAACTGGGAAATGAAGGCGTTGTTGCGCGCGTGGTGCCAGAAGGCCATACCCCACGCGGTTTTCTGCTCGGCAGTCAGAGCAGCAAAGTTAGTAAGTGCCATTTGGCGCTCCCATTAGCCGCACGTTCGCGCGGCACAAAAGTGGTTTTTGTGTGCCTGCGCCCGTGTCGTGGGAGCCAAACGAAAATGTGCGCGAGGGGAGCGACCCGGCCCTGTGTCGTCGGGCTAGTACGAGTTAGGCATATATTAGCACTGCTGATACATAAGAAGAAGCCCCGCAGTGCGGGGCTTTTTCAGTAGGCTCAGATGACGTTGCCGAGCAATCGGTCGCGGACCGACTGGGGCAGCGCCATGAACTCGTCAGGGCTGGCGTTGTTGATGTCAAACGCCGGCTCGCTTTCGTCGCGGTTGCCAGCGACTTTCGGCGGGGCCTTGGTGGCCTTCTCGATCTTCGCCGCGGTCTTGGCCTGCTGCTCCTGCTTGGCCTTACTGGTGGCCGGTGCCACCGGGGCCTTGCGGTTCTCCAGCCCGTGGACCTTGGCCACGTACTCGGCGGCCTTCTGAGTGGCCTCCGAAATACTGTAGCCCTTGTCGATGAAGCTCTTTTGCAGGATCACCGACTCGCTGGCCAGCTCCTCGTCGAAGTCATCCGAGCCGTCGTCCAGCTCCGGGTAGCTCTCGAACACGTCGCTCAGCACCTGCTCGAACTGCATGCTCTCGCGCACGCGGGCGACCACATCGGCCTCGGCAGGTGCCTGCTGTTGCGCCGGCGCCTGACGCGGGGCCAGGGCCGCGAGTACCTCGGCCTGCAGCGCAGCAGCCTTCTCAGTCTCGCCGGCGATCAGAGCGGTGTTCGCCTCGACCATCTTGGCCTGAATCTCCTCGGTGGAGAGCGGCTTCGGCGCAGCAGCCTGGGCGGCGGCAGCCTCCATTTCGGCGATGCGCTGCTCCAGCTCTTGGGCCTTCTGCTCAGCCATGCGCTGCTTGCGCAGTGCCTGATCGAAGCGGGCCTTCGGGATGGCCGGGCCTTTCGGCTTGCCCTTGCCAGCGGGGTTTACTTCATTGCCGTCTTCGTCAACTTCACGAGTGCCTTCTTCGCCACCTGACGCCGATTCCTCGCCGTCATCACCGGACGATGCCTCACCGTCGTCAGCGTCCGAATCAGCGTCAGCGCCGCCGGCTCCTTGAGTTGTACCATCAGCATCGCCACCGCCGGCGCCGGTGTCAGCATCAGTGTTATCGCCGCCGCCAGTTTCAGTGCCCGCATCGAGGTCGTCCTCATTGAAGTCGTTGCCGAAGTCGAGGCCTTCTGGAAGGCCCGGTTTGGGATCGCCGCCTGCGAAGATCAGATCGTCAGCCATGGATTACTCCTTGGATTTCTTGGGGGTGGGCTTTTTGCCTGCCTTGTCCGTGGCGGCTTTTGCGCTGCGCTCGGCAGCGCGCAACTGGACCTCGCCCTGGAAGCGGGTAGTGGCCAGTTGAGCAGCAGTGCGGAGCTGTTCGCGCTGTGCACGCGCTTGGTGGGTAAGTTGGGCCAGCTGCAGACGAGTCTGCAGCTCCTCGCGCTTGAGGCGGATCTTCGCCTCCAGCTCCTCGCGCTTGAACTGCTGCTCGGGGGCGTCGTCGCCGCCGGCGGACTGGCTGGTCTTGGCCATGTTGAGCGCGGTGATCGACTTGAGGTTCTCGGCCTGTGCCATGAGCTTCTCCAGCTCGGCCTGCGCCGTCTGGATCGCCAGCTGCTGCTGGACCTGCATCATTTCGATTTCCTGCTCGGTCGGCTCGGCCTGACCCAGCAGCTTCTCGACCTCGGCCGCAATCTCGTCGCGGTTGGCGAGGTTGCTGTGGCGGATAATGATGGAGTCTGGGATGGCGATGCCGTTCATGCGCATGTCCATCAGGTCGGCGAACTGGCCCTCGTCGTAGTTGTCGCGGGTCGGCGCCGTGCTCACCACCACTTCGTAGTCACCGGTGGTGACGTTGTTGATCAGCTGGCCGGCGGCGTCGATCGTGTTGAGGGTGATCTGCTCGTCCTCGACCATCGGGTTGTGGTCGTAGGTGATATGGACCACGCGCTCCTCGGTGTAGAAGTCCTGCACCAGTTCGAGCACCTTCTTGGCCACCAGATTGCGGGTGTACTCCAGATGGGTAGCCGGCACCTCCAGCTGGACCTGGCCCTGCTGGGTCTTGCGGTCCAGCGCTACGCCGGACACCGACGGGGCGGCAAAGCCCAGCATGCCGTCGTTCACGCCCGAGATTTCGCGGATCGAGAACGCCGCCTTCTCGCTGATGCGGTCGATGCCGGTCGGCACCTGATTGGGCTGGATCTTCTGCGGCGGGTTCGAGCCTCGCGCGTGCTCCAGTACCAGACCGGTTTCAGCACCACGCTCGGCCAGCTCGTCAGCGGTCATGTTGACGAGGGTGCCCTCCTCCACCGTCCAGCCGCTGTTGGCGGTCGTGTTGACGATGTGGAGCTCCTGGCTGCGGGTCTTGTTCAGGTACTCCTGCGGCCCGACCAGATTGCGCACCATGCCGAACGGCTTGCCGCGGCGGAAATACGGGAAGAACGGCACCACGGTGAAGGTGCGGTACAGCGACCAGTCGTCGTAGAGCAGCACACTGTCAGCACTGACGGTCCACCGTACACGGCGGCCGGCGCGCTTGTGCATGAACAACTGGGTCTTCTTGGCGAAGGCCTGGGCCTTCTTGTCGCTCCACCCGCTCGGCACCTCAGCCATGTCGCCGGTCTGCGGGTCGACGAACATGCGCTCCATGGTCCACTTGTAATACTGGCGCTCGATGACGCGCACGGACTTGATGTCGCGGGCCTCGACGTCGCCGTTGGCGTAGACGTAGGCCTGCGCCTTGGCTTTGCCGGCGCCGAAGCCGTTCTCCTCGAAGCGGACCGAGTCGTAGCGGTAGTTGTCGCCGCCGGCCACGTTGGCCTTGAGCGAGTCCACCTTGTCCTGTCCGTACTTGGAGCCGATTTCATCGAGCGACATCCAGCGGGTGACCGTCACCTCGTCCCAGGTAGACGGGTCGTACTCCTTGGCATCCGGGTCGAGCACCACCGATACCGGGTCGAGGGAGGTGATTTCCACCTCGCCGCCCATGTGGTCGTCGAAGTTGACGCGGATGTCGAAGAATCCCCGGTCTTGGATCAGGCCGTCGCTGACGACCATCATTTCCTGATACTTATAGCGGTTAGCGTGCAGGATCTGCATGGTCAGCTTGTTCAGTACAGTGGCCACCGGGCGCGAGGCATTGCGGCGGGGCTTGAAGCTGAACTGCACGCTGCGCTTGAGGTGGTCGCCCAGCGCAGTGTTGATCACCGCGAGGATCATGTTGAAGGTGAGCGCCGGGCGCCCCTCCTTCTCCAGCTTGGTCTTGACCGCCTCGTCCCACTGCCCATCGCCAGTGTAGAAACCGTCGAATTTGGCCGCGAGCTCCAGGTACTGGGCGTGACCGTTATCACGCGCGCGGACGTAGCGCTCATGGTTACGACGGGCGATGGTGTTCGGGTCGGCTGCGGCCACTGGGGTCACCTCAAATATCAGCAGTGCTTATTCTATCACGCGCAGCAGGACTTAGAAGCCGCCCGGCTTGGCGATGCTGCGGATCAGCCACATCATGCCCTGCTGCAGATTGGTCTTGGCGATAGCCAGGGCACGTTTGTCCGGCACCTGATCGCTGGTCCGGGCGAACTCGGCACTCTCCAGCCGTTCGATCAGCTCGCCAA